GCGCTTGGCAAACTCTTCGCCCAGCACCTGCAAGCGATCCGCGCTTTCTCTGTACGCCTTCCAAGCCGCCAGAACACCGGCATCGCTTGTCTTGTAGTAGCCCATCTCATTTCCTCCGGTTGTTTTCCCAATGCACCCGTCACCAGGTGCATCAGTGAAAAATTCCGTGTTGCTATCCGCCCCATGCTCGGCGCCGCGGTTTCCCCACCTGGCCGGCGTCACACATTTCGTGTTCGGTGTTATTCGCCGGCTGGCTTGCATGGTTTGGCGTCCTCCCATAAGGGGAGTCCGGCAGGTTCCAGAGCCTGCATGGAGATCGAAGTTTATGTTTCGCGCTATGCCCGTTTCCGGGGATCGATCCGCGAAGATTTCTGACTGTTAAAGAGCGGCGGGTCTGTTGAGGCCCTTCGCAGTGGCTGTGTGTCGCTGCGATAGGCGTAAATTAACCGCCGGTTTCTTTGTCGTCAATACCGGCGGTTAATTTATTTTTTGAAAGATTTGGTTATGCTTTGGCTTTACTGTATGGATGTACAGCTATCAGGAGCGAAGTAGATGGCGATGGCAAAAGAACAAAATCAACCTGAGAGAGCCGCTATGTCAGGTCTGGAGCGTCTATCGCTCAGGGTGTCGTCAATGATCAACCACCCAGTTGCGCAGATTCAGCGATGGGTGACGATCCATCGGCTGGACACAGATGGCGACAGGGAGTGGGAGGAGGTGATGGGGCTGCTGTCCGAGACGGAGTGCATAGACATGACATTCAACGACGATGACGCTGTGATGCTCAGGTGGGATCCTCAAGCTGAGGAGGAGCGAGTTTCTGAGGTCGAAAATCTGTTTGAAGTGGCGATGGGGGAGCCTGCTCCATTTTGATCGACAGAAAAAAGCCCGCTAATTTGCGGGCTTTTGTAATTCAATGCTGGCTACAACTAGTAACTCAGTCGTAATCGATAATTATGAGCACGCTTTTTGCGGTGTCGTATAGGTTAATTATAGAGTATGAGAATAAGGAGAAAAGCAAAACCGGATATACAGCTGCTAGTTCTTTTGACTGCTTTGCTAACTCGGAGTCGGCAACGGTAAGCAAAATTACCGATATAACAATTAAGGCAATTTGCTCTTTAATCGATAGCAGCATCTCATTTTTTGTCGCCTGAAAAGCTTCCGACCCAGCGCCAGCTTTATCTATAAGCTCTCGTATTTTTGTCAGGACAATGCCCATTGTTCCAGAGTTGATGGCGAGTAGGGCAATCAGCAAAGTAATTAGGTTGCCTTTCAAGAAGGTGATGAGGAACTGGCTCTGGCAAAACGATTGCAGCAGCTGGCATAGATATCCCATGCCTAGCGCAATTAGCGTATTTGTCATCACCTGTTTTATCATTTCATCAGTTCCTTGAGTATGTTAGCGATATCCTCCGCCGATCCATCCAGTTTAGCATCTCCAATCTCAATTTCCTTAACTTCATTTGCAGTATTTATTTTCTTCTTTACGCCGCTTAGAGTAATTGAAACACTGCCTCCACCGTCACTCGTGTAAGACGCGAGGCCGTCTACTGTCGGGTCGGCTTTATCGAGAACTAGCGATGCGCCTGGATCCGCCTCGATTGCAAGCGTGCTTTTCACGGCGTTAGTTTTTTTCGCAAATGAGCGCAGATCCTCGGGAAGGGCTTTTGAGATTGAGGCCATGTTAGGAGTAACAAGCTCGAATTCAACCTTCTTGATTTTTCCGCGATGTTTTTCGACGAGATCCCAGAAAACACGTTTTTCTATCAGAGGCTCTACTGATGAAATTAGCTGATGACGAGCTAATGGCTCTTCAATAGACTTCATAATTAATTTAGCAACAGCGCGCGAATGCTGAAAGGCTTGAAGTCTGTGTTGCACTGCAATTAGCTGTATTTCGGGATCGTTCCAGATGGCAACCAATATCTTTGGCCAGTTGTCAACGGATTTTACGCTGAAGTCCTTAGTTTCGAGATTTACTGACCTATTTACTGCCACTCTAAATAGAAAAAAGTCTTTGTCTTCATAAAGTTTTTGAACATTTATTTCGGCTCTTTCGCTTTTGAATGCAGTAGGTAGCCTTAAAGCATCGGCAAATATCCGATTTTTCTGCTCTATCAAATCATCGACCGACTTGGGGCCGTATAAGTCACCTTGAAAATATCGATCTCTTGGGAGTAGCTGATACCTGAAGAGATTAAAACGAGTCTTTGACATTATTAACTTCCTGTCGAGGCCTTCGCTTCCCTGCTATGCGGTTATGCGTGCCAATTTATTTGAGAGTTAGGCTTAGCATTACACCAGCTGGGCATTCCAAACCAGAAGCACGCGAGCCTGAATAAAGGTCTCGTCTGCTCTTATCGTTTGCGGTGGGTGCCGTTCGTTATCCGAAATCATCTTGATCTGATCATCACCAATCCACTGAAGCCGCTTGATGTAGAGATGACCTTCCCACGAGAACATGTAGATCCCATCCCCCACGAATTCCCGGATGCTGATGTCGACCAGCAGCGGGTCTCTATGTTTGATCGTCGGCGCCATTGACTGGCCCCAACCGGTCACCATTTTCAGATGAAAATGCTCTTTGAACTCAACACCCATCTCGCGAAGATGCTGGGGGCTTACTCGAACATCCTGCAGCATCTCTGGATAGTCGTGCGGGATCTGGCCTCCACCCATTGCCGCACGGACGTCATAGTGCGCGATCCACACCTCATCACCCACAACGCCCGGCCGGTAGTAGTCAATCTCAATGGTGCCGCCGGCATCATCTGCTTCAGCGGCTGCCATCAATCTTCGTCTGGCCGTGTCAGTCAACCCTTTTCCCTGCTTATCGAGCATCTGGCGGATCATATCAGCGGCAGAAAGCGTCGAAGCCGATGGCGCTTCGGCGACACTTGTCAGCCCGCTGATCTCGCGGGCAAGTCGCTTACTGAAGCGCTCGACCGGAACACCGAGTAAGCGCGATAGAACCGCCGCGAACTTGGCGTTCAGAGGATTCGTTCCGTTCAGGTACATCGCTACCGCAGCGGCCGATATATCAGCCTCCGCCGCAAGACTCGCCTGGGTCAATCCGAGCGCGTTCTTTTTTGATACGAAAAGCGCCTTGGCGGCGTCGCACTCAGCTTTCAGTTCTGGGGACAGCTCTTTCTTTCTGCTCATCCGTGAAATTTAACCGTTGGTTAATTTTATTGCGGCAACCGCCGGTATTGCTTGAAAACTAACCGGCGGTTAATATTGGGTCTGACAAAGTTTGCTGAGGCAACGACATGAAGAAGACGCCACTGCCAGAACTGGTTGAGCGAATTGGTCAGTCCGCTGTCGCCAAGGGCCTTGGCGTCAGCGCTCCAGCCATTTCAAAAGCCTTGAAGGCGGCTAGGGAAATCCTGGTCATTGAACATGAGGACGGAAAGCTGACAGCAGAGGAGGTTCGTCCGTTTCCGTGCCAGTTACCGGTTCAGAGAACCGCCGCGTGACACTCCCATCCGCCAATCCATTGAGCAAATGATCGCCCCCGCATCAGCAGGGCGCCACGTAAAGAATTTCGAGGTGTTACATGCAGGAATTGATGAAGGCGATCTACGACGTGGTTGACGACCATGGCACCAAGAAAATCGCCGAAGGGGCGGACTTCAAGTCACGGACGCTTCTTTCCCAGAAGGCAAACCCGGACTACGACACTCACCGCATGAACCTGGAAGAGCTGCACCGGATCATGAAGTTCACCCAGGACTTCCGTCCGCTCAAAGCATGGGCGGAGGCGTTCGGTTTCGACCTGATCCCGAAGGAAAAGCCGGAAGGCATCAATCTCAATACCGCACTTCTGCGGCTGCACGCCGATCTTGCCGACGTTACCCGGCTCGCGTTCGACGCACAGGCTGACGGGCGCGTCTGCTCGGTCGAGAAAACGAGCCTACTTAAAGAGGCTGAGGAAGTGATCGTCAGCCTGGAAGTTTTCAAACAGTCCGTGAAGGCAGCCTGAATTTCAGACACAAAAAAGCCGACGGACTAGGTCGGCTTTTTCTACAGCGGTAAACAACTGGAGCAAATCATGCACCAACACACAGAATCCAGCAATACCCCCATCAGTGTCGCGACACGTTTTTCGAGTTCTGAAAAAGTGTCGCGCACCACGATGTCCTCCCGCGAGATCGCTAACGTCACCGGCAAGCGGCACGCCAACGTGAAGCGCGACATCGCTGCGATGCTGAAAGAACTGAAATTAGATGTACTCAGTTTTGAGCACATCTATCTGGACGGTCAAAACCGGGAGCAGGTCGAATACATGCTCGACCGCGAACACACCGACTGCCTGCTCACCGGCTACAGCGCCCCGATGCGCATGAAGGTGATTCGCCGTTGGCGGGAGCTGGAGCAGCAGCAGGGCGCCCGCGAGCAGGTTCTGCTCAATGGCACCAAGGTCATTGGCGAGATCGCCATCATGGAGTGCTTTACGCGCCTGCTGAAGCCGGCTCCATCCTGCCAGATGGCCATGCTCACGAAGATCGCCCAGAACAACGGTCTTGATCCGAAGTTTCTCCCAGGCTACGCCGTCGAAGCCGCGCCAGATGCTACCGGCGGATCCTCAATGCCCACCAAGTCAGCTACGGCCTTGCTGAAAGACAACGGCATTCGCGTGTCTCCCGCAGCGTTCAACCGCGCACTGGAAACCAAAGGCTTTCTGAAGCAGCTCCAGCGCAAGAACTCCAAACAGGAAATGGTTCCGTTCTGGTCGGTGACCGAGAAGGGCATGACCTACGGCAAGAACCTGACCAACCCCCAATCCCCACGCGAGACGCAGCCTCACTGGTACGTCGATCGCTTCCTCGAACTGGCCAAACTGGTCGGGAAGGCCTGATATGCAGTACACCGTCACGATCAATCAGGTGAAGGCGTTGGAGTGGGGGCTGAATTCTCAGCAGGCCCTGCTGTTCGCCTTCGTCTACGGCTGCCCGAGCTGGACAAAGCCAATCAAG